AGAACGGCAAGGGCCGGCACCTATGTTAGAGTCCTTGGTGTTGGTGATGGAAATCAAAGAACTTCCAATGCAGGAAATAATGCAGGCAAAGTCACGAATGCTGGATTTGTTGTGGGTTCACAGCAAGTTCAGGCAAATGGTGACTTAGGTGCAAATCCCTATGCATTGGGTTCTTACACAGGACGCACATACTTTTTAGGATGCTACCTATCAGAATCAAATGGCACTTCCATTCTTTCTGAAGCTGCAGCTCAAACAAATGCAAATGCTGTTCCTATTCTGAGAGGTGTTGTTTTTGCACCTTCAGGAGTTCTTCCTGTTCTCTCATCATCAGCAGCTTCCATTGATAACTCACTTCCTGCAACAAGCGTCCCAGCAAAAGCATATGGGTTTATGACAGGAACCGTGAAATACACTGATGGTTCAGTCACAGGATTGCAAGAGTTTGTGCTTTTACTAAGTGGACATAAGGCAACTTCAACTTATCCTAACGTTATCACTGCGTCCTTTGATCCACAAGCTCCAAATTACTTTGCTGAAGTTTTTAACACTGATCCTTCAAAGACAGAGCAAGCAGGTCACTATCTTTACACAGCATATGATGCATATCGTCCTTACCTTGTTCTTACAGGAACAGGTGTGGTAACAGATGATGGCACTGTTAACGTAATTGATACACGCCAAGAAGCAGCATTTATTCTATCAGGATCACAAGCTTTCAATACAGGTTCTACAACGGTTCCTAACTTTGAAGGATTTGAAGATAGATTCCAGACAGCGTTCTCACCTTGGGTTATCTCACAGGATTTTGGTGGTGCCGCTTCTAATCTTTTCAAGATTCACGCACTTGATGACGGTGCTTATGCTAACACGAAATTTAAGATTTCAATTAGCAATATCACACCATCAACCGATCCCACATCAGAATATGGTAGTTTTGATCTCTTCGTTAGAGAATTTAGTGACACCGATGATGTTCCTCAGGTTCTTGAAAACTTCATTGGACTTACACTAAATCCTGCATCTGACCGCTACATTGGTAAGCTTATTGGCGATACAAAAACTTACTATGATTTTGATAGAGCAACAGGAGCACAAAAACTTGTTGTTGAAGGAAATTATCCTAATCTTTCATCTTACATCAGGCTTGAAATTCCTGCTGAAGTTGAAAATCAGGAAGTTCCTGCAAATGCTCTTCCAATAGGATTTAGAGGTGTTAATTACCTCAATATTGCAGGTGCAAATCAGCTTGCTGAAATCAATGATGTAAAAATGCTTCCTGTGCCTATGAGAAGAACAATTGCTCTTGGCACAGGAACTGCTGCAACTGCCACACCTTACTTGCACTGGGGTGTGCAATTTGAAGTCAATAACTCAACTTCTGAGCCCAATAAAAATACTTACACTGACAACACAATTGTTTCACAAACCAAGTACTTCAGCAATTACTTTACAGTTTCCGCTGATCCTTGGATTGATACAGGGGCTGATACCTACAATAATAATCTCTTTACCTTAACCAAGGTAAGAGTCGCTGACACATCATCATTAACAGGTTATCCTTCACCCACTCTATGGGCATCTGCAAGTTATTCAAGAAATGGAAATCTTGGATCATTCAACAGATTCATTGAGATGAATGACTTCACTGATTTTACTACAAGAAAATTCCTTAAGTTCTCATTCTTTGTTCAAGGTGGATTTAACGGTACAAACATCTTCAATACCGATAGATCTAATCTGCTCAATAATGCAGCAGCCAGAGAGATGGATTATGTAGCAACACAAGGTGGTCCTGCCGGTGCAACAGTTTCAGCATACCGTAAAGCAATCGATATTCTTGCTGATAAATCTTTTGCTGACATCCAAATTCTTGCAATCCCCGGAATTAGAGAACCTGGTATTACCGATTATGCAATTGATGCTGTTACTAATAGGTTTGATGCAATTTACATCATGGATATAGAGGAAAGAAACACATCTGACTCTGTTGTAACTTCATCTGCCGAAACGGTATCAGTTTCACTCACAGCAAACGGTCTGAAAAATAGAAGTCTTGATACTTCCTTCGCAGCCGCTTACTTCCCTGATATTGTGATGACAGATCCCACCACAAGAACAAATCTTATCTGCCCACCTTCAGTTGCCGTATTGGGTGCATTTGCTGTGAACGATGCGTTGGCTTATCCTTGGTTTGCCCCTGCAGGATTTACAAGAGGTGCTCTCTCAACAGTGTCTGAAGTGCAGACAAAACTTAATAGAGACAATCTTGATGTACTCTATAGCAATGACATCAATCCTATCACAACTCTACCTGGTTCTGTTGGTCCTGTTGTGTACGGTCAAAAGACACTGCTTGCAAGAGCATCAGCGCTTGACAGAGTCAATGTTAGAAGGCTTCTAATTGATCTTCGTAGAAAAGTTAGAAACATTGCTAATACAATCTTGTTTGAGCCCAATCGTGCTGCAACTCTTTCAAGGTTCTCGGCTCTTGTTGATCCAATCTTGAAACAGATTCAAGCTCAGCAAGGTGTTGACAGATATCGTGTGAGGATTGACACAACCACAACAACACAGGCTGATGTAGAAAACAACACAATTCGTGGAAAGATTTTCATTCAGCCCACACGTTCAGTAGAATTTATCTCACTTGACTTTGTGGTTTCTAACCCCAATGTTGAAATTTGATTAAACGGGCAGCATACATAAAAATAAGGAGTTAACATGGCAGAAACACTTTCAGTAACGGACATGCTTCCCAATCGTTTTGAGCCCAAGAGAAAGTTTAGGTGGGTTCTTGCGATAGAAGGAATTGATGCTTTTCTTGTGAAATCAGCAGCAAGACCAACTATTGAAGTTGCACCTCAGGAAATTCATTGGATCAATACCGTAAGATATGTTGCAGGTAAAACAAAATTTAGCACAATGTCTGTGACACTTTACGATCCAATTGCACCCTCAGGTGCTCAGCAGGTAATGGAATGGATCAGAACTCACATGGAAACAGTCTCAGGTAGAGCTGGTTATGCTGATTTCTACAAGCGAGATCTACAGCTGAAAATGCTTGATCCAATTGGTACCGTTGTGGAACTTTGGGATATCAAAGGTGCCCAATTAACCAATGCGACATATGGTGATCTTTCATATGAAGATGAAGCACCGTCAGAAATTTCTCTAACAATTCAAATGGATAATTGCGTATTACAATACTGATGTAATTCTACAATTGTTAAAGCTTTGCCATGAAGAAATTCATGGCATTTCTTTATTTCTAGATTCATAAAGCCTTCCATAAATTTGAAGATAATGTCATTTAAGTGATTTACTTTTCATAGCAATCATTTAAATTTACAAATATTTGGAGGAAAATTGTCAGACAGAAATGATCGAAATGGTGTTTTTACAGGCGGTGCAGGCCCTGGTATTCCTGTTCGTGATGTTATGAAGGATGATTTCGGATTTGAAATTCCTGTTGAATCCGTGCCTCTTCCATCAAAAGGTGCTGTATACCCTCCTGATTCGCCTTTGCATGGTTGTGAAACTGTTGATATTAGGGCAATGACTGCTCGTGAAGAAGATATTCTAACATCACGTGCTCTCATTAAGAAAGGCACTGTTATTACAGAGCTTATCAAAAGTTGCCTTACAGACAAAAGAATTGATGTCTCCAAGATGCTATCAGGTGATAGAAATGCATTAATGGTTGCACTTAGAATCACAGGTTATGGTGCTGACTACAATGTTGAAGCTGAATGCCCAGCATGCAATACTAAGTCAAAGCAAACATTTAACCTATCAGATCTTGAAATCAAACCACTTCAGGTTGAGCCTGTACAAAATGGTGCAAATCTTTTTGAAGTAACTCTTCCCATTACTAAAAAGCGTGTAAGATTTAAGTTTCTTACCGGCGCTGATGAAGAAGAAATAATGATAATTCAGGATAGAAAGAAAAAAGTAGGTGGAGTAGGTGATAACCTTGTCACCACAAGACTTCAATTCTCATTGGTTGAAGTTGAAGGCAAAACAGATAAGGCTCTTATTTCTTCGTTTATCAGATCACTT